AATTTAACATACGCAATACTATCAATAGGAGATTTATTAAACATCGACTTTTCACAGGTTGAAGAATCCAACGAAAACACGGTTAGAATAAGTTTAGATGGACTTGAATTTGTAATTAAGTATAAAACCATACCAACTTTTATAGAAGATGGAAGTGTACTTCCTTTACAAATATTAACACACGAAGAATGTTTGGCACTTATGCAGACGCCAGAATGGACTGACCCAACACCACCAGAGTAATGGATATTAGAAACCATCAAAACGTACTTGCAGTATTATATTTTCTTGCAGGATGCTTCTGTGCATTCTCTTGTATGTTTACAAGTACAGAATTACACGTACAGGCGTTTGGTGTATTTCTATTATTTAAAATTATTTGGCTTATAACGGAACAACTTTAGAATGAAAGCACAACTCTATATACTGACAACTAAACTTAAACTTTATTCAACTAAACTGATGGCTATTATTCTTTCGTTTTTTTTACCTATTGTTGGTATTCTTATTCTTATTGCAGCTTCTGTTATTTTAGATACAATTACAGGTATCTGGAAAGCCAAGAAACTTAAACAACCGATAACAAGCAGAAGACTATCTGCGATCATATCAAAGATTTTACTTTATGAAGCAACCGTAATGTTGTTTTATGCTATGGATAAATTTCTATTAAACGATATTGTTATTTCGTTTTTTAGTATCGAATTACTTACAACAAAAGTTTTGGCTTTAACAATGGTATCTATTGAAGTTATTTCTATCAATGAAAACTATAAGGCAGTAAAAGGCATTGATTTGTGGGCATCTTTAAAGAACTTATTTGCAAGAGCAAAGGAAGTAACAAGCGATTTTAAAAACATTAATGAGAAAAATAAATAAGATAATCATTCATTGCTCAGCCACAAGAGAAGGCAGAAATTATGACGTAGAAGAAATTAGACGTTGGCATTTAAAACGTGGTTGGAGTGACATAGGTTATCACTACTTAATTCATTTAGACGGTAAAATCGAAGAGGGGAGACCGATAGAAAGAATGGGGGCGCACACCACAGGACAGAATAGAAATTCAATCGGCATTTGCTACGTTGGAGGAGTAGAAGCTACAAGGAATTCTAAAGGTAAATTCACACCTAAAGATACCAGAACACTTGAACAGAAAGATAGTTTAATCAAACTAATGCACGAACTCATATACAAATATAACAAGGATATGACTATTCACGGACACAACGAATATGCAAACAAAGCCTGTCCAAGTTTCAACGTACAAGAAGAATATGCGAATTTATAGCCTTATCTTCGTTCTAACGTTGTTTTCTTGTTCTGCGAAGTATCACTATAATAAAGCACTTAAACGTGGCTTACAAGTCACGCAAACAAGCGACACAATAAGAATAGCCACAATAGATTCTATTCCTGTAATAAAACACGATACAATAGTATACGAACACTTTTATAGTTCTAAAGATACAATCATAGAATACAAGACCGTATACGTGCCTCAAACAAGGTTAGAAACACGAATTGAATACAAGCTAAAACGTGACACGTTAAGAATGATTACAAGAGTAGAAGTGCAGAAAGCAAAAGCAGAAGCCAAAGCCAATAAGAAACCAAACTATTGGTGGATGTTAATATTTGCTTTAGTGTTTGGAGCAGTTATGTTTGTTTTAAATAAGCTAATAAGTAAGATAATATGAAAGTAATCAGACACGGTAAGAACGTACACGAAATACAATTAGAGGGTAAATATGCAGAGATAGCTATGTTAAGTGATTTGCACTGGGACAATCCAAAATGTGACCAAGACCTACTTAAAAAGCATTTAGACTATTGTAAAGAAGAGAATATACCTGTAATGATTAATGGCGATATGTTCTGCTTGATGCAAGGACGTGGCGATAACAGACGTAATAAATCAGATATAAGACCAGAACACAATAACGCAAGATATTTAGATTCAGTAGTTGAAACGGCAGTAGAATGGTTTACACCTTATGCAGATATTCTTACGGTTATTGGATATGGAAATCACGAAACGGCTATTATCAAGTGGCAAGAAACTGACATCTTACAAAGATTTGTAGACTTACTTAACTTAAAATGCCATTCTAACGTTCAAGTTGGTGGTTATGGTGGTTGGGTTATTATTAAAATGAACAATCATTCAAGAATAGCAACTACAAAAATTAAATATTTTCACGGATCTGGTGGTGGTGGAGTAGTTACAAAAGGTGCTTTAAATCTTACAAGGGCTTTAGAATTATATGAGGGTTGTGACGTTTACACAATGGGCCATATACACGAAAATTCAGCACGAAATGATGTTAGAGATGCTTTGGAAAGTAACTCAAAGAAAGGTTATAGCATAAATCACAAGCCTATACACTTAATGATTACAGGCTGCTATAAAGAAGAATACGGAGATGGCTCAAAAGGTTGGCACGTTGAACGTGGCGCACCTATTAAGCCGATTGGTGGCCGTATGCTTACTATCAAAATAGTAAGGAATAAAACAAAAGATGTAGATGAAACTATCAAATACATAGATTCGCACAGAATTTTCTAAACAACACCTTTGTAACTTATTGATTTTTAAACAACTAAAAAATAATTGTAAATTTTTTTGTTAATAAGTCGTTATATATTGTTAATATGTGTATATTTGTGTATACAATTTAATTAAAGTTATGGAAAGAATAGAAAAATTAGAAACACTTACTACGATTGATGAATACATTAAGTATTACAAAGACCGTATTGATGAAAGAGAATGGAGTAATGAATTTGGTGCAGGTTTGCAGCTTCAATCAATTAGAAAAATTAACGATCACGATATTGATATATTTAACAGATGTATTGAAAGGTTAAACGATAGGTTTAGAAAATTAGCAATTACACTTAAATAAATAGATTATGAAAGAGAAAGAAGCAAAAAAAGAATTATTATTTGGATTCGTGTTTATGGCAGTTGCCTTTACATTTTATTATTTAGCAGTAAATTTATTAGTATGAGTTACGAAATAGAAGTGGAGTATTACGATCAAGATGGTGCTATATTTTACATAGGCGAAACACCATATCAAGTGGAACTTTTTATAGAAACACGAATGATTGAAGAACTGGATAGCTACAATAGCTTTAACGACAAGCTATCATATGCACAAGTAGAAGAAACATATTATAGAGTACAGAAAGAAACGTTAAGATGTGATGGTGTGAACTATTATAACGAAGAAGATTTGTGCGAAGAACTTGAAGAAATACTAAACAAATGGAACAATTAAGAATAGACTGGTGGAGTAATTTTAACGAAGAATTATACTGCAATTATTTAATAGCAAAAGACGAAAAAATGAACACTTATAAAATACTATACAAATACTATAAAGGTGCTAATACTGACGCAGAATGTTGCCAGGCAGTAAAGTATGTAAAAGCCGAAGACAGACAGGAAGCTATCAATCTTTGTGGCTTATGGAAAAAATTAATAATTAGTATTGAAAAGGTATGAAGAAAATAATTGAATATCTTTATTGCCTTATTATAAATTGGATATATGGAAGAATTGATGAGTAGTGTGCTGCACTACATAGAAAAAGACGAATTAAAAAAACGTTGTAGACAAAGAAAATACGTACATAAAAGAATATACTTTTTTAACGTGTTAAGAACTGCTGGATATACGTATCAAAGTATTGGCGATTTATTCGGATTAAATCACGCAACAATAGTACACGGAATTAAAACTTTTAAGAATTTAAAGAAAGCAAAAGATCCGTTAATGTTTTTGGATATTGCAGAATACGATGGCAAGTTTAAAATCAATGATACAAAGTACGATTTAAAAACGGATATTCTAAAAGCTACAACGATTAGAGATTTACAAATAATAAAAGGAAGAACAGAAAAACAACTTTATAAAGAATTAATTTAAAAAAAAGAAAGATGAATCAAATACAAAAATTAGAAACGTGGAAAAAAGACTTGGCACTTGCTGAAACTTTTGAGGAGATAAAACTTCACGATTCGGCTTCAGCAGCAGCAGCAGAATTTGCACGAAGAAACAATTTAGCTTTAGAAAAGCAAAATGAAATAGGAAAATTTCGTGTAGATGTAGAAACAAAAAAAGGCAAGTGGCTGGATGAAAATTTTAATAGAGGTGGTAATAGAGGTAATCAATATATTGGTGGCAAGGTGCAACAAGGTAACCTTGGCAAAATGCCAGTTCATAAAAAAGAAAGTTCAAGAGCAAGAAAGATTAAAAACACGGAAGAAGAAAAGTAAAAACAAATTATGCAAGAAATAGAAGAACGTGGCGAAGTAATTACACCTAACAACGTGCATAAATTAATAAGAAAAGAAGAAAAGAAAGAGCAAAGAATAGAATTAATAAATAAACAAATTGAAGAAATAGAAGCTGGAGAACTACCAGAACTTAAAGGTTTGTTTGATGTTATTAGCGTTGATCCACCGTGGAACTATGAGAGTGAAAACAAAAATAAAACTTCTTTTGATTCCGTTGGTAGAAGAGTAGCAAACCCCTATCCAGAAATGACAACGCAAGAAATAAAAGCAATTGAATTGCCTTTAATGAAAGACAGTATTGTTTTTTTATGGACAACACACAAATTTTTACCAGATGCTTTAGAAATTTTAAAAGAATGGAATTTAGAATATAAAGGTACATTAGTTTGGAACAAAGAAAAAATGGGTATGGGTGCTTGGTTTAGGATGCAATGTGAATTTTGTTTAGTTGGTATAAAAGGAAAACCATATTGGGAAAACACAAAGCATAGAGATATTTTAAACGAATCAAGAAGACAACATAGCAGAAAGCCAGATTCTTTTTTTACAATGGTTGAAGAAATAACTATGGGTAGAAGATTAGAATATTTTAGTAGAGAAAAAAGAAACGGTTGGGAAGTATTT